CTCCGGGGTGGGCCCCAGACGGATGTAAATCGGGGAGACCAGGAACTTATCGAACGACAGAAAAGAACGAAGTCTGGGGTTAGGACGGGTTGCCTTACTGGTAAGGATAGTATCACCCAGACCCATGAACCAGAGTTTCAAACCCAACTTGCCGAACGTTGGCACAGCGTATCCGATGTCTGAAAAGCCGCAGGATAGGAATGTGAAAGCACTTGCAATCTGGTAAGCCACAGCACCATCAGTCTTGGACATTGCCCACTGCTTGTATTCGTCAATGAAGTTACTGTTTGACTGAACCATGTGGCGCTCACCTTCGGTTAAGAAGACTGGTCGCTCAAGCTTGGCTGCCGGCTCAATGTCAGTAAGGTCAATCAGCTGTGCGACATCGCCACTCTGGAATGAGACACCAGCACGCTGGACTTCACGCCATAGGTCGCCGTCAGCATCCATGCGCTTAGGGCGGTTAGGCGAGTGATACTTGTTGCACTTAGCACCACGAGCAACCACAAACACTTCTTCAGCAGTTAGACCCTGCTTGAACAAGGCAATCTCAAGCTTCCAAAGAAGCTTAGATAGGTCTGCGCTTGGTCCCGGGTCGCTCAAGTATAACGAAACGATTTCAGGGTTAGACTGAATCTTCGCCATAGTCTTGATTAGCTCAGGCCAGCCGGTAGGCAGTGGCTCAAGCGATAGCTCGCGGATAGGCTCGACCTCAACATCGCCATACACTTCTTCAAGTTGGTCGATGCTGTAAACTACGCCGTTTGTGGTTGCTGTGATGGCGTGGTTAACGCCCTCTTTGCGGTTGACCGAGTTGGGCGTGCGAAGTAGTTTGGTTGTGTTCCAACCTGACTTGTCACAGCCTTGGTGCGCGTGGGCGTAAGCAATCTTCTTTGCAAGCAGAGCAGCGACCTGTGGGTCAACCTCAGACTCAAGCATCCAATAGCAGTGCCAGCGGTTAGGCGAGGTCTGCACAGAGATAGATGGTTCGACTAGAAAGTTTTCTGGCTCACAGGTGTCAGCGTCAGAGTAGATGACATGAACAGTCTTCGCGTTCTCTTTGATTCTACGAGGCGCGTTGAATAAGATAGGGGAGTAGTAGACATCTTCATTACCCTTTAGGGTTGCCAAGGCAACCATAGCATCCTTTTGCTGTGGGTATTCAAAAAACTGCTGGTCGGTGAGTTCTCCTGTAGCACCACGAGTGACGATTGTGGCTAGACCAGTGCTGTCACTGTAGATTGCATCTAGAAAATCACCTGTCTTCATATATCCTCCTTTGAATAGTAGTTATTGTATTGCTGGGGCAGCAGGGCTCGAACCTGCGACATTTCGGTTAACAGCCGAACGCTCTGCCATCTGAGCTATGCCCCATCTGAGCCCCCTACCGGAATCGAACCGATGACATCGATATTACAAGTATCGCGCTCTGCCAACTGAGCTAAGGGGGCATTGTGCCCCGGCTGAGAATCGAACTCAGACTACACGCACAAAGGAGGAGAGCAAAGCGTGCAACGCCAGTGGGGGCGAGTGGCAGTGATTATACAGGATGCCAGCCTGTGCCCATTCGGACTACGCCCAGACATCTCCAGTTGGAGTTGTCGGAGTCGCACCAATCGAAGCCATTAGGTCATTGACGGATGCTGCCTTGTCGAAACCGCTGACTTCGTTGCGGTCATTGCCGTCTTGGTCTTTCCCCACCTTGACACGCACACCAATCGGCTTGCCTGACAATTCCTGTGGAGATGGAACAGCGAATGTCCCAGCGGTGAGGTCGTAACCTAGCGCCTTAAAGAACGCTTGGGTCTTCCAGTAGTCGCCAGCCTTGTAGAGAGCCACATAAGCGAATACTCGGCGGTTCTCGACACCTTCACCAGTCAGTCGGAACTGAATGTTGAAGCGAGGCTTGCCCTCGTTTGGTCCCGACTTAACAGTTTCCTGCTTTACATCGAAGATGGTTGCGTTGTAGCTACCTGCTGGCACAACTGAATAGTCTCCAGATGATGCTGCCGATAGGTCTTCTGCTGTGAAATTAAGTGAAATGCTCACTATTTGTTACCTCCTTGGTTAATTAGTTCGATGATGCCACTCATCGTTGGTGCGTAAATCTTCGGTGGCAGACCGAAGCGGTTCTTGGTTACAAGGCGCTCAGACTGACCGACTACCAACACACGCTGAGGACCATCCTCAGTGTTCTCCACGCCAAGATATCCTACGATGTCTGGAATGGAAGGCAGTGTGCTCTTGAACGAGCCGGGAAGCATTGCAGTGGTCTTGATTGCACCAGTGCTTTCATCCTTGTCGTCTAGAGCGTGGGCAATCAAAATGCTCGTGAACGGCGCGGTGTGCATCGCTCGGAAGATTTCGTTTGCCCAGTTCTTCAAGTCGCCCCACTTGGCGAACTTGTTGTTCTGGTTCTCTGGCTTCTCACCAAAGAACTTCTCGGCTCTGTCCATCACAACACCAATGGTGTCGATGATTACAGTCTTGTATTTGGACTGACCCGATAGTAGCCATGCAGTTACCTGCATGAACTGGTCGTGGGTTATCACGCTAATGACATCCACATTCTTGAAGTCGCGAGCGATAGCAGATGCTCCACCCTCGACATCGATTAGAAGAGTTGGCTCGTAGCCAGCAACTTCTGAGATTGAACCTGCAAGCCAAGTCTTACCTCGACCAGCGTCACCATAGAGCAGGATGCTCTTGGGTGCGTTCAAAGCTTCTGCTTTGTGAATCAGCTTCATAAATGGAAGCTCTGGGAACTCTGTGTTACTGATGATTGTCCTCCTTAGAACTGTTGTTGTGTTGTTGTGAGATGAACATTATACCACACATATTTGATTTTGTAGTCAGATATGTTAGATTCCAATGTTACATTTGTAACAGTTTGCATTGTTAGTGTAGCCATCTGGGTGCACTCCGTTGCGAAGTTCTTCCCAAAGGTTCTCTAGCCGAGACCAGAGTTGCTTGGCAAACTCTTCGTTGTAATCGAAGCCGTAAGCCCAGATGTCATTCTCGTAAGTGCCATCGCGGTTGATAAACACCAGAGTGATACGCTCAATCGGTGTGCCAGAGTTGTTTAGACCCCAAGCATATAACTGAGCCTGACCGACATACTTGTTCAAAGTATACATGCTCTCGCTGTCGTCTTTCAACCCAGCGACAAGATTCTGCAACTTCTTAATCTTAGCACGAGTTGTAGTCTTCCAGTCTAGCAACTGCTTGCTGTGTGGCAGAACCAAGTCCGGCTTAGAGTTTATAGTTCCATAGTCAGGCAGTTCACCTAAGTGAATCTTCTGCTCTACCATCGCATCCTTGAAAGCCTCGTCACCAGTCTGTGCGATTGCGCTCTCTAGGAAAGAGTGCACAGCAGTTCCAATCTTGCCACCCATCCAATACTTCTGCTCGCCTTGTGGCGTGCCCATTAGAGCGTGAGCAAGGTGCTTGGTGCAAGGGTCTGAAATCTGCGATGCTCCGACCTTGCGTTGCTTGTCGCGGTCTGACTCCAACTTGAACAAGCCGGCGGTGAGACTAACCACTTCCATATCACTATAACTCAAATAAACCATCCTCCTCTTTTGTGAAGTTTATTCCACCCCATACACCCCAACTTTCGTCAGCAGCGACTGCGTATTCGTAGCACTGTTTGATGAGAGGGCAATTGTAGCACAACTCCTCAGCTTTGTCAACTGAGACCTGCGATGCCTTGTCTGTATACCATTCCGGACCATTGACGACACAGGGTGTGTCTACCTTGGCTAGCCCATCAAGTAGTATCTGATACTTCTTGCTTGCTTCCTCTGGCAGAGTCATGGCAGCGATTAGTTCGATTAGTCCAGACTTGTCTTTCCTTGGTCGAGCAACTCCACCATTCTTCAGTTTGTTTTGCTGATACTTCTCACGAGCATACTGCTTGCGACATTCACGACAGATGCGTGCGTTATCGTGTGCCCTGATAGAAGTATTTTCATCTGTGAACTCGTGCCCCTTAGAGCAGTGAGTTCCTCGTGGCTTCTTTTTAAACTTGTAGTCTACGATTTGTTGCCTCCTTCTTGATGACATTCACAGCCACACTGATGGTTGGGTATGACCTTCTTGCACAGGGTGTGCTGTCCAGTCATACACCAACCGAACTTAGTCGTCTTGGTTGTCATACCAGTCGAGATTCTCGTATTCAGAATCCCACTTCTCCTTTTGTTTTAGGATGTAGTCAACAATAGCCACCATGATAAGCGTGGAAACAAGTGCAATAACTCCTGCTAAAATCATCTCAGTCATTAGTTATCTCCAGATTGTTCAAACGCGAGACGAGTGATTTCTTCGCTCGCAAGGAGAACTGCGATAGGAGCAGAAGCGGTGATAAGAACACCCACCCAAGCGCGGAAGTCAGCAATACTACCATCCCAGAAAGAAAGAGTATGAGAGATGTTAGCCACGACAGAAACAAAAGCAAACCCCGATAGACCAAGTAAAGTCCTCCAAACTGACTCTCCACGAGCCTTGAATACGATTAGTGATATTGTGTAGGCTAGGATTGCAGCGTCAATGAACACTGCCGGTAGCCATTGCAAGAACTCTGGCAAGCCAGTCCAAGCAGAGACTTCGTAGATGCCACTAAATGACACAGCGAAGGATGTAACCATAAGCAAGGTAACTAGACCAACTGCTGTTGCCAGCACAGGGATGGCATCCGGGTTGATGCGGCGCGACTTTGGTTTCACTTTTTCCTTTACTTCTTCTACGAACTCATTCTTCTTCTCGTCATATGGCTTTTCTACTACTGTGGGAAAGTAATCCACCACATCGTTGAAAAACTCCTCACGAGCTTTCATCTGGTCTTCATTCATAAAACATCTACCTCCAAATCTGTGTTGATTATATCTTGTATCTTAGCACACTTATCTTTGTCTGTCAAGTCGGCTTCCATCGTGGCTTTGATTGCTACCATTTTAGCACGAGCCTCTGACATTTCTACCCACTCAGCATACTCCTCTGGGGAATACTGTGGCGGATACAACTGGATGTTCCGAACCCAAGTAACATATTTGTTGATTGCATCTGAATCAATCCTCGTCATAATCGTGAGCCTTTCTACTAACCTTTACATAAATCGAATCGTCTCTTTGCACTGGCGCATTGGCAAACAGTGGCGCTACAATCACAAATGCGTGCATAGCCACTGAAATAATAATAGAGCCGAAAAGAAAACTTAGTGCTAGAAACCCTAGCGTATTCAAAAACCAATCCATACTTACCCCTTTCGAAGAGAAGCGTTCATTTCAAGTTGTCGTTTGAGAAGGTTAGAAATCTGACCTTCGTCATAAGTGTCGCGAGCAATGATGTCGTAAATCTTCACGACCCTCTTCTGCCCACGCCTACGGATGCGCTCAACCACCTGCTGATTCATTAGGTTGCTGTCACTGTGAGATAGCCACACAATCGTAGAGCACACATCCTGCAATCCGTCAACACCCTCAGCAATCGCTGGGATGACAGCCACAAGATACTTTATCTCACCGCGTAAGAAGCACTGCTTGGCTACCTCTCGCTGAGTTTGGCTAGCCTTGCCAGACCATTCAAAAGCTTTCTCGCCAAGACGCTTCGCGACTAGACTAGCATACTTCTGTGAATCTGTCAATAGCAACATTGGCTCATCTGGATTGTCTTCGATGATTTCCTGCAATGCCTTGAACTTAGTTGACACAGCGTTGTCATCAAAGACAATCTCCTCATCAACAATGCTTGGCACAGCAAGGGTAATCTTGCGAAGGCGGATACGAGCAGCGATTGGGACTTCTGCGACCATCGGGTTCTCCTCTAGCCACACTACCAAGTCTCGCTCAAACTTCTCATAAATCTTGCGTTGCGCTGGCACTAGGTCAACGAACCTAGTCTCCTCAACAACCTCAAGATTGTGATTCGGCTCAAGTCGAATGTAACAAGGTAGCGACTTGACGAACGCGCCGGGAACGCGCTCGCCGGTAATCTCGACACCTGCAAATGGGCTGTATTCAGTCTTTGCAAACTTCTCAACCCACTTCCAGAACGACTTATCCACAATGTTAGTATCTTTCCACAGAAACCTAGTCACAGCCCAGAAGCCTTCAAACTTGTTGCCTGATGGAGTTCCTGACATTGACAACTTGTAGCCAGCGTTCAGCGTCTTGAGAACCTTGAAAGACTTGCTTGCTCGGTTCTGTGCGAAGTGACACTCATCCACTAGAGCCAGATGTGGTTTAGCCTTAGTCCAGTCCTTAGTTCGAAAGTATTCGCGACCAATGAAATACCAGCCAGCACGACCAGCGAGCAAGTCATTGTAAGCGATGACACCAGACTTACTGCTGTCAATCTTTACAATGGTCTCGCCATAGTTGTTCTGTCGCTGAATCGTGTCCCACCAACCCCAATAGGTATTTAGTGGTGCAATAATCAGCACAACCTTAGCATTGATTCTCTTAGCAACCTCAACACCCATAAGGGTCTTGCCAGTTCCCATCAGCGAAGCGTTCAGTGCGGAGCGAGTTGGTTCGCTTACCATCTTCCTGACTGCCATCTCCTGACGAGGCTCAAGCTTTAGCGGTGGCAGTTGGGAACGGCTCAAAAACCCTCCAGCGAATCGTAGTCGTCTTCATCATCTAGGATGAGGTCAGAATACAACTGCTTGATTCGGCGCTCTGCATCGTCAATGGTTTCGAAGTATTCGTTACCATTGGTTCTGCTTGAGTTGATGTAGACTTCCATCAGGTCATTGTCTAGCCTGATGTTGATGTTCCTGCCAGTCACCTGTGAGTAGTATTCCTCTAGTGACTCGGCTTGCTCTTCAATCTCTGAATATTGGTCAAACTCGTCTTCAATCATTTTCTGCCTTTCTATATTCTTCCATAACTAAGTCCCGGTATCCAAGTCGGTATAACTGAACCTGAATCCAAGCATCGCCGTCAACTGCTGTAAAGTTCTCGCCATCATCGTCAACCTTGAACACAGCGCTACCGCTAAGTCCAGTATCGCCAAGTGATACGACCTCAATCTCAAACAAGCCGTCAGAGAATCGTGTGAGCATCCAGTCTGGATGCGCTCCATCGCCGTTGCCAGAGATGTCTGCTGTTGCCTCTGAAATCAGTTTCCTGATTGTATGAGGGTCGCTTGAGCCGTAAGCAATGCCAATCTGACGAGCAGACTGACCACCGATAACGGCAGCACGAACGCTTGCAACAACCTCGGCGTGAGCCTTCTTGGTTGCCTTCTCAATCATCGCTTGCAGTTCCCTGCGAGCAATCAGAGATGCTTCACGCTCTCTCATACGAGCAATGCGAACCGCTTCCAGCAGTGCTTCATCGTTGTTGATTGTTCTTGACACTTGTATCCTCTCTAGTTATTGGGGTCGTAATCTGCGAAGTAGTCATCCCTATCCTCAGACAAACTGCTTTCGCGGTGAGTGTATCCACAGAAAACACATTCTATAGTGTAACTTCCGTAGTCATCGGTTGCAGTCTCGCCAGCCTCATTGTGCTGTTCACACTCATCGTTTTCGCCATCACACTCATCATACGAAACCTCGCTGGAATAAATACCTGAACCCATCATTGAGCGTTCCATTAGTGCTCCTCAACTTTCTTTGGCGTGTAGAATGGTAGGCTTCGAACCCATACCGCTACCATAAAAGGCGCTTCGCCTTCTAGTAGGTAGTTGGTCGTGTTCCAATAGTCGTGGTCTTCCCAGTCCTCTTCTTCCCAGTCCTCGGTGTCCAATAGATAGGCAACCACATCGTGGTGCTTCTCATCCATCGGAATCGCTAGAGTGAGATAGTTGCTCGTGTCAGTCGCATAAGTTCCCTTAGCGTCTTCCTGTAAGCGATATGCGCTCAGAGATAGAATACCATCACCAGCACAGTAGATGTTGATGTCGTATAAGTCAATCGTGTCTTTCATATTTCCTCCTACCAACTAGACCTGTAATAAAAATCATACTGCATAAACTTCGGGTTGTCAAGTGTTCTCTCTAGCATTTCAATCGTGTCTTGCAACTGACCGAAATACCACTCGTCATACTCATATGTGCCAAAGAAGAATCCACCGGCAACAGGAAGCAACTCCTCAGCCTTACTGTGGTCGGCAAGCACCGCTTCACAGGTCACGATTAGCTCGGTGAGTTTCTCTCGGCTAGCGTAGTAATACTGACAGTCGTCATTGCCATCCTGAACCTCGTCAACAAACCAGCGGTGAATCTGATTCGCTTTGCGCCAAGACGCGACACCGACATTAGTCCAGAGCATCTGGTGGTCAGGTTCGACATCGCTTGAATCCAAGCCAAGCGCCTCTAGTATCTTAGCGAAAGACTGCTTCTCCTCAGCGTCATCGAAACTGTAGTTCGAAACATACTTTCTAGCATATAGGTATTGGTCTAGTCCCATTTTTATTCCTCCTCTAGTAGTTCGACTGCATCCTCTTCGCAATCGTTGCAAATATCTTTACCATTGAAACTAGCGTTCCAATCCATATTCTTCTCATCACACCAAGCACACGCTTCGGGGAATCTTGACATCAGTAAAACTCCTCCCACATCTCAGTCTCGTCATTGTAGACTTCGAAGAAGTCAACAAAGTAAGGACCATCTGATTGCACAAACTTGGTGTCAGGTTGGTTGGCAATCTTGATTGCTTCTTCGATTGTCTCTGCTTCGATTACTGCTTCGTAGTAAACTTCTGCTCGCTGTTGCACCTTGAATGTAGCCATTAGTTTTTCTCCTTTGTTTGGTTGTGATACAAGCCTAGCACACCATTGTGCATTTGTCAATAGTCTTCGCGCATATCTATTACGAAATCTGCGATGTCTTCTTCTTCCCAAGATAGGTCTCGGAAGTTCTCGCCATCGTAGGCGTGAATCCAATAGAGAACCTTCTCATCCAAGGTAACCCACTCAGGGTCATTGGATGCCAAGCCGTCTACGAAACTGATGTAGGCTTCCTCGGTCAGAAACTCACCGAACAATCCGTCAATCAGGTTGCCTTCCGGCTTGCCATCTACACCGCGCCATTGGAATGGATACGATACTACTCTAACATCCTGAATCACTATCGCTCCTCCGCGCTTTCGAAAGTCAAGTCCATCGAACCATCCTGCAACTGCTCAATGACCACCAGCGAACGCTCGCGCTTGATTCGCTCAGTAATCTCCACAGCAAGGGCATATGGGTCTCCCACTTCGTCTTCATCAAACTCGTTCCAGTCGTCATCCGACCAGTGCTGTGTGTCGAATAGTAGGATGTCTCCGTTGCCGAAAGTGCCATCCTCCGTAACCCAAAGGTCGTGGTGTCTAACAATGTTTGCCATTAGTTGCTCTCCTTCTTGATTGGCTCTGATACTACCTGAAAATCCCACTCACAGTCATCCCAGCCAAGCTCGGTGTCAACCTCGCCTAGTTGGTCAAGTAGATTGTTGATTGCTCGCTCCGCTTCTTCGTAGGTCTCGGCTTCTACGCTTGTGTAGAATGAAACCCTAGCAACATACAGCGCCATTACTTGCTCTCTCCAATCAGCATAATCGTGTCCTTGTCAAAATCGTAACTGCCGTCACGCCACTTCTCTTCCAAGATTACCTTGTCGTAATCCAAGTTGCCGTCTTCGATGTCAACAATAATCTGGCGTGCTTCTTCTTCTGAATCCGCTTCGAAGAACGCTTCGGTGAGCGTTTGCTCGTTGTAAAATACTGAGAACCTAGCCATATTACTTTTCCTCCACTTCAATAACTGAATCTAGTTTGTTTGCAATGCTTTCATACAATAGCACATCTTCTGGCATATCGCAACCCTGAACCGCGTAATAAATCAAATCGGCTAGGGCTTGTGCCTCGGTCTGAGTAAACTTCACTTCTCTCCGTTCTGTAGGGTGTTCCATCCGGTCTGGTCTTCGAAGTGGCTCTCCAGAACCACGACCAATCTTTCAAGTTCCACGCTAGCATACATCTCGTCATTTGTCAAGTCCATTAGTTGCTCACTTTCTGCTTCCAAATGTGGTGTGGTTCGTTCCAGCCGTTCTTGACCTTGGCAATGTGATACTGCTTCTGGGTCAGTTCTCGGCGGATGGCGGATAGGTCTAGGTTCTGGATGAAATACTTGGGCGTGCTTGCCAACTGCTCGGCAAAGTGTTCTAGCACGATATCATTCTGGTCTGAGTAAGCACCAACATACAATGAATCTTCCAGCACAACCAAGCGTGAACCCTTGTCTTCGACATCGGCTTCGCTCAAGTCAATGTTAGCAACGCTAACCCAACCAAAGAAACGCTCAGGGTCATCGTGGGTCAGAACCAACTTGAGTTGGTCTCTCAGGGCATCTTGACGCGCTCTTGCGTCTATGCGCTCCTGCCACTCCTTGTTGCGCTGTGCTTCTCGGTCTAGGTTCTCGCGCTCCTGCTTGAACCAACTCTCCACAACATTGTCGTTTGAGATACCAAGCGACCACAGAGATTCGAACATATACTTGTTGCGATATCCGAACATATCCGAATAGGCTAGCGAATACTTGTTCAGCATCTCGTTGACCAGATAGGCTTGCTCTTCGTCTGAGCGATGAGGCACAGATAGGCGTGGCTTGACCAGAAGGCATTGCGAATCAGACTTATCCCATTCGATTACGATTCCAAGGTTCTCAAAAGTCTTGACAACCATATCCTTGTGAACATCAGTCAGGTTGGCGTGATTGAAATACATTCCCGTCTCGTAGCCACCATCAGCGGTGTAGACAACATCACCTTCCATCTTGAAAGCGTTGCCTTGACCACCATAGTGCCAGATAATCGGCATTACAGGATTGTCAAACTTGTCAACACCGATGCACGACCGGCAACAACCTTTGACATTGCGATAGACACCGATGCCAAAAGACTTCAGGGTCTTTGTTGCGAGTTTGAAACGCTGTTCGAAAGTATCCATTATTCTGTAATCTCCTTTGTTAGATTGCTCGTAGGTCTGAGAAAGTGCCGATTTCGATTGTTGCACCATCAGGGTGTTCGATGTCTGCCACCACAATAGTGTTGGTCATCCAATCTATACCGATTGAAATGCTACCATTGTCGAACCAAGTGATATCCTGCAAATCTTCTAGCAGTTGTCGCTCTGCTTGAATCTTGAGTTGCTTGATTGTCATTGTCATACTATCTCCTTTGTTTGTTGGTATTACCCTAGCACACTTTGTTTCGTTTGTCAAATCTATTTTCTAGAACCGCATACCAGACAATCTCCGTCTAGCATTGGCGATTGAATCTCACAAGGCTCGCAATAATCCCAAGCGGTCTCAGGGTGATTGCTTAGGATGTAATCGAAGACTGCCGATTGACCGCTTGCTTCGTAGACTTCCTGACATTTCTCCGCTATGTTCATAGTGAAAAAACTTCTCTGGCATATTGCTCGGCTTCTTCTTCTGTGTGGCAGATTACTCCACCGATAGCATCCTGCCATTCCCAATCGGTAAGGGTTTCTCCGTCTTCCGCTGTGTAGACTTTAGACTTCTGTAGCGTCATCGTGTAGACATCGCCACGCCAGATTGCTCTGACATCCTTGATTACAGGCTTCAGGCCCTCAATCTCGTCTGACTTGGCGGAGACTACAACTACAGCCCCATCG